ACGCTAGCGACAAAAAGCATTATCACTTCAGTGTTGATTCCAAAGGGGTTGTGCATGCTGGCAGATATAAGCCTGAAGCCAACGGCAAGCAACTTTCCAACCGTGACAAGTACGCTGCCCATTGTGGCGGAGGCAATAGCTTTAGAATAGGCATCGCCGTGTGTGGTGGTCCGAAAGGTTTCAAGCACGGAGCATTCACACGGGATAGCTACGAAGCAGCCTGCAAGAAGATTGCTGAACTTTGCGTAGAGTACGGTATTGAGGTGACGCCTGAAACCGTCCACACCCACTATGAGTTTGGCTTGCGTCACCCTTCGACCAGATCCGCAGGCAAGATTGACATCAATCAGCTACCGTGGGATCCAACGGTCAAGCCCCAAGATGTGGGTGACTCCATGCGGAACACTGTTAAGTGGTATCAATCCCAGCTTTAGACTACTCAACAAATAGCCCTATCATATTGGTGACGTCACCGATATGGTGAACAAATAGACTTACCATATTGCCGATGTCGGCAATATGGTGTTACCCCCAAAAAAGAAAGGATCCCGACTATGTGGATTTTTGCCGTTCAAGCTGTTGAATCTGTGATTGAAAAGCTTTTAAAGCCCCTAGCGAAGAAGACCCCAAACCCGATTGATGACATTGGAATCGATGTGATCTTAGGCGTTTTGAAAGCGTGGCTTGACAAGAAGGATCACCCTGCTTATCAACAAGACACTGAATCTTAAACACTGACCCTGCCCCAAGTTTTCTTGGGGCTTTCTTTAAACCTCTCTCAATCAATAGGAAGCTCCCTAATGAAACCTTTACTCTCTTATCATGGCGGTAAACAAACCATTGCTCGCCATATTGTGAATCTTATGCCACCCCATGAACTTTATGTTGAACCCTTTTTCGGCGGTGGAGCCGTCATGTTTGCCAAAGTTCCCAGCCGTCGTGAAATTATCAACGACACGTACAAACCGCTCGTCACCTTCTACAGAGTCATGCAGGATCTTGAAAAACGTGAGCAACTCATCGAACGCTTACGCTTCACGCCGTTTAGTCGAGCCGAGTATTACCGTGCTATGGATCTCTTAAAAATGCCAATCCTTGACGAGATTAGCACCGCATGGGCGGTCTTTGTCGGGTGTCATCAAAGCTTCGGGCATTCAATCGGGGCTGGCTTTGCCAAATCAAGAGGCAGTAAACCTCAAATCATCAAAGCGTATAAGCGGACGCAAGAACGTCTTTATAAAACGGCTGATCGTTTGATTGAAGCTGAAATTTGGGAAGAGGACGCTTTGCACATCATCGATTACTTTGATACCGAAGAGACCTTGTTTTATTGCGACCCACCTTATATCGGCACCAATTGCGGACATTATGGAGGCTACAGTGTTGAGCAGTACATGGAGCTTTTGCAGGTTTTAAGGGACATCAAAGGCACCTTTATTTTGAGTGGCTACCCCAACCCTGTGGCGGACGCCATGGGCTTCTATGTTCACGACATTGAGAAGACGGCTAACTTTGCCAATAGTCGCGTGAGAGAGAAGCACATCGAACGCCTGTGGAGCAACAAGCCTTTCGCAACTCAACTAAGGCTTTTGTAAGCCTGCGTATCCTTGCCCAAGAACCACGGGAGCAAAGTCGCTAAGATGCTAATGTTGATCCTTTTGGATTGTCAATAAGTAGAAGGTATAAAGATGACTAGCTTCCCAACTCGCTTGCTTGCAGGCACTACAATTACAGTTTCCCTTCGCAACTCTCCAGCGAAGGCTTACTCTAATTTGGACGGTTGGGGGCTAGTGCTTTTCTTGCAAAACATCAAAGGCTCACTCAATCTACCTTTAGTATGGGACGCTGACCACTGGGTACTCAATGTGGGAGCGTCTGATTTAAATGCCTTGACAGATACAGGCGAAATAACGACCCGTTATCAGGTGGTCGCTACAAAAGATGAGGATTCTCTTGTGATTGAGGGAGGGCGATTGATCCTTGCCCGAAGCTTAAATACCTTGACTGGGGGCTTGGATGCTCGCACTCATGAAGAACGAGTCTTGGACAACATTCGTGCCGTGATTGAAAAATCCGCCACCAAAGAACAACACAAGTACATGGTGAATGGCATGGAACTCGAACGCCGTACCTTGAAGGAGCTTGTTGATCTTGAAAAATTTTATGCCAGCCGTGTCGCAATGCAAAATCGCAAAGCACAAGGCAAGTCTCCGTTTGAAACAATTGTAGTGGGGTATAACTAATGTTTGGCTGGTTTAACAATAGAAAAGCCCCTGCGGTGAATTATCAGGCGAAACGCACCCCTATGAAAGGGCTTGTGGATATTTTCACTCGCTTATTCAATGCGTCCAAGGCGGATCGTACTGCCTTAGGTTGGAAGACGGGGCTTGAACACATCGACTTGGTGATTCAGCAGGAACTCCGAAGCCTTGTGACACGGAGCCGTTTTGCCTACTCCAACCATAGCACCATTCGTAAGTTCATTAAAATGCGAGTGCGTCATGTGGTCGGTTCGCAAGGCATTCAGCTACAAGTCAAAAGTAGTGTTTCGGATTATAACACCCCCACCGAAAAAGCCTTTGAGCGTTGGGGGAAGCGTTGCGATGTAACAGGTCGCCTGAACTTCCGCCAAGTGCAAGCAAGCGTCGTGCGTTCAATGGACATGGACGGTGAAGCCTTTATTATCATCCACGAAAGCTCGACAGGTTTGAGCCTTCAGCTCGTCGACGCTCAACGAGTCCCCCATGCCTTAATCGCCACGAAAACTGACGGTACTCGCATCGTCAACGGTATTGAAGTGGATTCTTTTGGTAAGCCCCTTGCCTACTACTTTACGAAAGAAGACACGCCCTTTAAGGCGTATCAGTCTTACGGAAGCGATCGGGATTATGACCGTGTCGATGCTCAAAATGTGCTTCATTTGTTTGTGCCTGAATTCGTGGGGCAGAAGCGAGGCATCCCTGCGACTGCGACGGCTTTGGTCAATATGTATCACTTAGAAAAGTACACCTTCGCCACCTTACTCAATGCCCGAAGCAGTGCGAACAAAGGCTTGATCATTCAGTCCACTTATCCCATGGATTCGCAACCTGAAGATAGCTTCGACGACAACGGCGAAAAGGTAGAGTCCCCTCAAAAACAAGTCTTTGAAGATATTCAAAAAACCGAAGAAGGCGAAATCATGGTTTTACCTGACGGCTATAATGCCGTCACCCACAACCCCACTTACCCCAGCGGTGAGTTTGGAGCCTTCAAAAAAGAGATTTTAAAGGATGCGTCAAGCGGTTTGGATGTGTCTTATGCGTCCCTTGCAAGCGACGGCGAAGGCGTAAACTTTAGCACCTTGCGTCACTTCACCCTTGACGAGCGAGACGAGTACACGCTAGGGCAACAGACGATCATTGATGATTTATGTGTCCCCATCTACGAGCGGTGGTTGGAGTTTGCACTGCTCAAAGGCTTAATCAAGCTAAACGGCATCCCTGTTAAGGTTTCCGCTATGGAAGACCTATTAAATCACGAGTGGCAAGGCAGACGTTGGAGCTGGGTTGATCCGCTTAAGGATTCTTCCGCCACGATGAACAATTTAAGAAGCCTGACGAAAAGCTTCGGTCAAACCATTCGTGAACAGGGGCGTGATCCTCAAGATGTCTATGCCGAAATTTCTAAAGACTTGCAAGACATGGCTCAAGCAGGCATTCCACAGCCTGCCATTGATCAATTCTTCGGCACTGCTTTAACCGTTAACATTCAGGAAGGTAACCAAAATGTTTGAAAATCCCCTATTGCAAGAACGTAAATTAGACACAAACGTTCGCCGTGTTTTTGAAATCGATAAGCGAAGCATCGATGAAGGCAAACGCACCGTGGATGTCGCCATTACCAGCGAGTACCCTGTGCGTCGTTGGTATGGTGAAGAGATTCTAAGCCACGAGCAAGGAGCGATCCGTTTGGAGCGTCTTCAAAATGGCGGAAGCCTGCTTTTCAATCACGATGTGAACGCTTTGATCGGTGTGGTTGAAAATGTGCGGTTGGATGCGGATAAAGTCCTGCGTGGCACGGTACGTTTTGGCACGGATGAACTGTCGAACACTCGCTTTGCTCAAGTCAAAGACGGCATTCTGCGTTCGATTTCAGCAGGTTACATGATCCATTCGTACAGCGAAGAAAAGATTGAAGATACCTATCGCTACATCGCCACCGACTGGGAGCCTTACGAGGTGTCTTTTGTTACGGTACCTGCTGACCCAACCGTCGGCGAAGGGCGAAGCTTCCCTGATCCAAACGCCAAGCGTGACGCTCCTCAAGATTCCGCTATTCCTGATTCTGAAGAAGAAGAGGAAGAAACGGAAACCGTTGAGCAAGAAATCGATGACCCACAACCACAATCGGATGAAGAACGAAAGGCATCCACCCCCACAGCAACCGCACCGCTAGACCAGCGAAGCACCCCTATTTCCCCTAAATTAGTTGTTAAAGTCGAAGAGACAAAAGGAAAACGAGACATGACGACCACAGAGTTATTGAAAGAGTTTGTGGACTTAGCCGATTTGGCTGGCGTCCCCAATGCCCGTCAAATTGCACAAGATGAGTTTCTTAAAGAAACCCCCCTTGATCAGTACCGCAACTTATTGTTGGATTTGCGTTCTAAGCAAAACGCCGACCCTAAAGTGAAAGATGCCAGTATCGGCATGAGCGAGCGTGACTTGAGCCAGTATTCGATCCGTCGCTTGATTAGCCACTTGGCAGACCCCAGCAAAGTCGACGCTGGCTTTGAAATGGAAATCGCCCAAGACGCTGCTCGTAATCATCAAGGCGACGTAAAAGGCACGCTTATTCCGTTCGATGTCTTGACTCGTGCGTTGGGTTCCACCTTGGGCAGTACGACAGGGGCAACCAACCTTGTCGCCACTGAACTTAACGGCTTTATTGATGTGTTCCGTAATGCGTTAATCTTGCCCCAAATGGGAGCCACGATGCTTACGGGGCTTCAAGGCAATATCGCCGTGCCTCGTGTGACGACTGGTAACAGTGTGACTTGGATTAGCACGGAAGGCTCTCAAGCCACTGCAAGTGACTTGCTCTTTGATCAAGTTGCCTTGTCTCCCAAAACCATTTCAGCACGGACGCAATACACTCGTCAGTTAATGGCTCAATCCAGTATTTCTGTTGAAGGGTTGGTCTTGCAACAGTTGGCGACTGTCTTGGCTTTGGGCTTGCAACAAGCCGTTATTAACGGTTCAGGTACTTCGGGTGTGCCTCGTGGTATTTTGAACACCAGCGGTATTGGTTCAGTTGCTATGGGTACAAACGGTGCAGCCATTACCTTTGACAAACTGGTTGAACTGGAAACGAACATTGCGACATCCAACACGCCTTTAGATTCGTTAGGTTACTTGACCAACGCCAAGGTGCGTGGGGCGATGAAAACGATCCGTATCGATGCAGGTAGCGGTTTATTCTTGCTGGATCAAGTCAGCAAAGAAGCCAACGGCTACCCTGTTTATGCCACCAATGCCGTACCGAGCAACCTTACAAAAGGGTCGGCTTCAGGCATTTGTTCCGCTGCTATTTTCGGTAATTGGTCGGAATTGATTTTGGCTGGCTGGGGCGGACTTGAAATTCTTGTCAATCCCTACAAAGTCGGACAAGGCACGATTGAAGTCGAAGCAATGCAAATGTGGGATGTGGGTGTTAAACACGCCGCTGCCTTCTCTGCCATTCAGGACATTCTCGCCTAAGTCCCCAACGTGTCGGGGCGGTGAGACACTGCCCCTTGCACCCTTTACCTGTTATTAGTTGAAAACATGGAAGGATACCCCATGAACGCCGAAATCCTTGTGAAAACCGTCGGAGGTCGCCATATTAACGGCGAGCATCACGACGACGGTGCGGAGCTTCTGCTCCCCCACGACGAAGCCCACGCCTTGAAGCGTCAAGGCTTAGTCACCTTTGAAGACGACACGATCGACGATACCTTGAGCGATTTTCAAGATACGAACCTTGATTTGATTGATCAAATCAAAACTTTAGAAGAAGACCTTCAAGAATCGCTTCAAAAAGAAGACGATCTCAAAGGTGATCTTGAAGCTTGTCAAGCCGAGAAGGCTCAACTGGCCATTGATATTGACGCCTTACATAAAGAGCTGTCAAAAACCAAAGAGTCTTTATTTAAAGCCGAAGGCAAACTTGCTAAAGCGAAACCAGACGGAGGTAACGCCTAATGCCTTTTTTACATGGTGTTGAAGTTACTGAAGTTACCAGTGGCACACGCCCCATCCCTACCGTGCGAACGGGCGTTATTGGGATTGTGGGGACGGCTCCCTTAGGGACGACTATCCCTTTGAATACCCCCACCTTGATCACAAACCGAGTCGAAGCGGCACAATTGGGAACGACGGGATCACTTCCTGATGCCCTCGACTTGATTTTCGATCAAGGCGGAGCCTTAGTTGTTGTCGTTCGAGTGACTGAAGGGGCGGATATTGCTGCCACCACAACGAACGTCATCGGTGGGGTTAATGTCACGACAGGCAATTACGAAGGCATTGATGCCTTTCTTGGTGCTAAATCCGTCTTAGGCGTTGCCCCTCGAATCCTGATTGCCCCAAGCTTCACGCATCAGCGGACGTCCACAGCGAATGCCGTTGCGGCAAAGCTTGCCACCGTGGCAGAGCAAATGCGAGCCATTGCGGTGGTCGATGCCCCTAACACAACCGACGCCAAAGCGATTGAATACGAAGGCGATTTTAGTTCTTCTCGTGTTTACATCGTTGATCCTTTCGTGTTGAAATCTAAAGCAGGCACGCCCACTGCAATGCCTGCGTCTTCCGCTGTGGCTGGTGTGATTTGCCGAGTCGACAATGAAGAAGGCTTTTGGGTGTCCCCTTCCAACAAACCGATTAACAACATTATTGGCACGGCTCGCCCGATTGACTTCACCATGGGCGACATCAACGCCCGAGCCAACTTGCTCAACGAAGCGAACGTTGCCACGATTATTCGTGAAGACGGCTACCGCTTATGGGGCAACCGTACACCCAGTGCGGATGCGAAGTGGCAGTTCTTGGCGGTGCGTCGCACGGCGGATGTCATAAATGACAGCATCCTCAATGCGTTGTTATGGGCGATTGACCGTGGCATCAACAAAACCCTTGTTAATGATGTCGTGGGAACCGTGAATCAATTCCTAAGTATCTTACAGGCACAAGGGGCGATTATTGACGGTAACGCATGGGCAGATCCTGCTCACAACCCACCTGCACAAATCGCTGCAGGAAACATCGTCATTGACTTTGACTTTGCTCCCACTTACCCAGCCGAACGCATCACCTTGCGGTCTGCCGTGAACAATGGGTATTTAACAGAAATCTTTGAAATCTAAAAACAGGAAAGGTTTTTAAAAATGCCAACGTATGGAAAAGATATTATTCGTAACTTCGCCCTATGGGTAGACGGTCGAGCTTACGCAGGTAACGTCGAAATGTGCAAACTGCCCACGCTTGAATTGAAGACGGAAGAGTTTCGAGCAGGTGGCATGGATGCCCCCATTGATATTCCTATGGGGATGAACAAGCTAGAATGTAGTTTCACCTTAAATCAATTCAGCAAAGACGTCCTCGATCTTTGGGGCGTCACCACAGGACAGACCACGCCTTTGGTCTTGCGAGGGTCTGCTGAAAGTGAGTTTGGCTTAAAGCAACCTGTTGAAGTTCGACTTGAGGGGAAACTGATCAAGGTTGACCCCAGCGAGTTTAAGGCAGGCGAAGCCGTTAAGTTAGACGTCATGATGAATGTGCATCGCTACGAGTTGAAAATCAGTGGGCAGACCGTTCACTTGATCGACATTCCTAACTTCGTACGCATCATCGACGGCATCGACCAGCTTGCGGTGACACGCTTAAACTTAGGCATTTAGTTCTTCTTAATTCATGGTATGGGGGCTTATCACCCCCATTTTTTTAAATCAAACAGAAAGGTTCTACAATGAACGCCACGATAAAACTTGAGTACCCTATTGAATTTCAAGGTCAAAAAATTACCACGCTCACGATGCGTCGCCCTAAGGTGATTGACCGCATCACGTCTGACAAAACCGAAGGTTCCGAGTTAGAGCAAGAAATCGTGCTTTTTTCCAACTTATGCGGTGTTGACTTGAAGCTCATTTACGAAATTGACCAATTGGATTATCGCAAATTGGGAGAGGCATTCTCTGGTTTTTTTCCCAAGCCGCAGGCGGAGGCATCATCCACGCCAGTGCAGAAGAGTTAAGGCAAGCCTGCGTGCATTTGAGCATTCAGACCCACACGTCGTTAAAAGACCTTTGGGAACTCGAACTGCTCGACTTGCACGACTGGCTCAAAGCCTTAAATGACTACAACAAAGCCGACTAGCCCGATATGTGGATTCCCATATCGGGTTTTAGTCCTTTAGAGCTTCTTTAAATAGATCTCTATTTTTAACGGTTGGGTCATTTAGATATTCATTGTAGCTGGATTCTACATCTGTGTCTGATAGCAGTTTTTTCAAATCTTCTTTGAATTCAACACCGTCTACGACTTTTGTGAAATCACCTTCAACCAATTCTGTTTTATGCTTACACAACCAACCTTTAGACCCTCTTCCACAAGTGCAAGTCACGGTAAGGTTTTTGTCTTCTCTGATAAAATGAACCAAATAATCCTCTTCCCCACGAATCCATAGGGCTATTTCATTTTTTTTAGAAAAAGCACTACTAAATGACTCTCCTTTAGCACTTCGTACAAGCATATCAAATTGAGATTTAACCAAATCAGTGTAATTTTTTTCTGAATGTCTAAAATGAATAAGGTTTTTAATGTTTCTTGGGTAAAAGGTATAGATTCCTCCCCAATTATAAACCCATACACTTAAACCCTTGTTTGTTATTTCAAGAGGCGTGACAAGTAAATCATCATGCCCAGTATAGGTCGATAGATGGCAATACCTATTTGTACCTTTTAAAAAAGTATGATTCAACTCTTCAATATGCTTTTTCAAAAGACTTTCAATCACTTCTATGTTTTGGATATTGCCAATCCTTAAATCTCTTTCTTCTTCTCTTAAATAGCAGTATCCTTGTAGTGTTTTATAATCAATCAATCGAAACGCCTTAAAACGTCTATTTGTGTATTCGCCATATTGAGAGATGTAAATCAAGTCAAAAGTATTTTGATCACTAAAACCATAATTCACAGGGGAATCTTGAAAAGGTGATTTGAAAATAAAGTATAAAATTGCACAAACTAATAAAAATAGAAAAAAACCCATAAATCAAACCTCTTGGTTTAAATAACTTTATTATTCAGAATTAAGATACCTCTTCTTCAAAATAGGCAGGAATAATATACTGTTTCTGAATCCTTAAATTTTCATCTTTATCAACGTAACAGCATTTTGCTAAAACTTCTTCATACTGATCTCTATGATCAGCGTCCATATGCACTTCTCTTTCTGAAAATGGCATAATTTCCGTGTGGTTCATCTGTTCCGCTTGAAATACCGATGCTAAAAATTGAGCTTGTCCAATAGAAAACTCTTCAGGAATCAAAAGGGCTTTAGTCATCATTTTCTTTCTCCTCTAAATAAAGTATTGCCAAACATTAAAAAACAATGTAGGATAGTAAACATCAAATCTTGACCGCCAAATAGGTTGAACTGGTGAGACAGTTCAACCACCGATGCCCTCACAACAGAGGAATCGGCATCAGGCACTAGAAGCGACCTAGCACCTTGATAATTAAATATTCAACCTATTTGAAGGCATTTCGATTAAGCCATTTTGCTTTTATAGTGTTTGAGCATATATTCAGCCACGTCTCGGCTATCTGCTTCGACGTAAATCTGCGTCGTGGTAATACTGGCATGACCGAGGAGTTTCTGCACATGCGTTAACGGCACACTCTGTTCCGCCCACCATGTCGCCGCTGTTCTTCTAAAGCCGTGCCAATTGATGTCATCGCCCGTCTTTTCACGGATGCGATCCAAGGCGAGATAAACCCCTGAATACGACCAAGCATTCAAGACCGTGGTGCATTGAGGGTTCCAGTGAGTCATTTTCCACTGTTCCAACAGCATTCTAACGCTAGGCGAAACAGGCAGAAGTCGACTCTTCTTCCCTTTCCCCATGACATGAAGCAAACGCATATCGGAATCGAAGTCATCCCATTTAACGGCGAGGGCTTCACCAATCCTTAAGCCTGTCTCAAGAATCAGAATGATCATCAAAATCATGCGTTCTTTGTGGTACGGGCTTTTCTGCGATCGTTCAATGACCGAAAGAAATCGGTCAGTTTGAAGCTTTTTGAGCTTCGGTCGCTTTGGTGGGGTCAGGCGTCTAGGTTTGAGCTTAGTCAATTCGACCAAGTCCAATTCTGTCGCTTGATTGATCGTGATGAGATACTTCATAAACGACCGCACCGCTTTGTACATGTGTTCCCTTAAAGCGAAGTGACAATTTGCTTCACTAACAGGAACCGCATACAGAGCTTCTTGCAAGTGCTGGACGGATATTTTAGAAATACTGGGGTTTGTCTTAAGACATTTCCAGTAGTTCTTTAAGGCTCCTTCATGACACTTAAGCGATTTTTGAGCAAGTGGTTTCTTGCTTAAAATCCCAAACTGCAAACCCTTCATCCATTGAGTGTAATGAAACTCAAAGACAGGGTCTTGCTTTGGTCTAAGCGACTTCTTTTTGTTTTTTGAATCAAGGTAAGCTTTAGCGTTTTTGACATCAACAAGCCAAATGGCGGTGCCATTATAAGATCCGCTTTTAGAAGCGGAGACCTTACCATTTTGCACCCAGTATTTTAGTGTGTTAACATTAACCCTAAGATGTACACTTGCTTCTTGAAGAGAGATAAGATTTTTCATACATACATTTTAGACAAAAGTATGACGAATCAAGGGTCTTTCGCTAAAATGTTACATACGCCAGTCGATAAATGACACCTATATTCAGTCGATAAGTTTTCAGTTGTCAAGGTTCAAAAATGGAGCGGGCGACGCGACTCGAACGCGCGACAGTCTGCTTGGAAGGCAGATACTCTACCAACTGAGTTACACCCGCAAAGGCAATCTCTCTTGAGCTTCTTTGTCTATTAAATCAAAAAAACAGAATAAATCAAGTCTTTCTTATGAAGACACGTTGAATAGAGTAGGTGGATTCTAGAAACCTAGACTCGTAGATGTGTGATACCAATTAAACGATTAAATAGCGACAACGAAGAGATACTGTACAGAAAATTATAAACTTGGCTATACATAAAGAATAAGGGTCTGGTAAACTTTAGCCGACTACTTCTGCCCGACGGGGATTTTAATGCCGAATTCAAGTGCCACACCTTGTCGTGATCCTGTTCGCATCATCGCCTGAGCATACGTCTGCACATCGTGCTGAGTCGTCTTCTGAATGCCAAAACCATACTCGAAATAAGTCCCCAACGCTGGATTGCTCAACGAAAAGGCATCCGCCTTCATCTTCGCACTGTGATACGGATTCATCACCATGTTGGCTTCAATATATGGTTGCCATCCCTTAATATTCTTCGTCAACCGCACACCAGGAGCAATCTGTAAACTGCTCATCAAGTCAGGTTGAATTCGCACACCTTGACCATTCGTATACGTGCTACTTTGCAACAACGTATACACCGCTTGACCGTGAACTTGCAAGACCGTCTGCTTCGGCAAGTGAATATTATACCCTGTTTTCACCGAAAAACTACCGTTCACCATGCCATAAGTGGAACTTCCATAATTAGCGATTCGCTCACGAACACTTCCCCCCCCCCCTTGAACCATCGCACTGATGTAGAAGTTACCTTTGTAGAGAGATTCCATAACACCCGCAAAACCACTAGTAATGGTATTATTGACATTCGTATAGCCTTGATTAGCACCATTATAACCCGCATAATACGTCGTCATATTCTTAAAACCGAAGGCACGACGCTTCAAGGCTGAATCATAACCCACCAACATGCCATAACCTGTATTGTTAATGCGACTGCTTAAGTTACTAAAGGACACTTTCTCAAAGCTTGAGAAGGGTCGATACCACACGCCCCCACGCTCTAAGCGATCATACATCCCGCTATATTCAGGGAATCCTTCTAATAACGCCACCTTGTTGACTTTATCATACTCAACACCTGTTTGGTAAAGAACCGTATCCATAAAGCTCATCACTTCATCCGCACGATTCAGCACCATTCGAGAATTGTCCATGATTCCAATCTGCACGCCTTGTTTCACCGTTGCAGATGACCTCACAAACGGATTCACTTCATTCGTTCGTAATAACAACAACGCACTATTCTCAAAAGATGGGGCTGTACCACCCGGTACAGTTTGATCAGGCACCATAACGTTGTAGGCGTAAACAGGACCCATCACCTGCTGAACCGCAGGGTCAACGGTTAATTTGAGCTGGTAAGAATTGTTCACAAACACCACGCCTGAAGGGCCGTCATTCCACAAGTTAATCCCTTTAATCGTGACCGTGTCATTCGCCCCCACGCTGGTGGCGTTAATGTTGTCCACAAGTTTATTGGCGAGATCGATGTCCACATGAAGGTTTAAATTGTCCACACTTACGCTATTGAGGGCAATCGTGTCAATCTTATTGTTGATGAGATTCAAGGTGGCGTTATTGCCAGCATTAAAGTTGATATTATTGAAAAATGTTCCCGAAGAACCCAAATACATGCTACCGCCGTATAAATTAACCGTATTGCTTGCCCCACTAAAGCCACTCATATCCGCATTTAATCGAATATTACCTGTCGTGAGAGCTGTCGTCGGAATCCCATTGCCTGTCGGCGTATTGGGAGACGTTGCGGTGTTCCACGTGCCTGTGCGGTTAAAGTTGATCACGTTATTGTTGCCTGTAGTCGTGATTCTGTCTAAGAAAATGACTTCGCCACCACCAGAATTGGCATTGGCATTCAAAACACTATTGCTTCCAAAGCCCACGCCATTGTTGACCCCATTGGCGGTATTGCCACTAAACGTCACATTTTGCGTGTTGGCGACTAAGGTGGCTATGGCGTTGTTATTCAGATAAATTGCCCCACCATTACCCGATGTCGCTGTGTTTCCACTAAACGTCGCACCATCTAAGACGTTAAAGCTCGAATTGTTGACATTCACCGCACCACCATTGACGGATGCCGTGTTGTTCGTGAAAGTACCATACCCCCCGATCACCGTGTGAGAATTGTCTTCTGTGGTGATGGCTCCGCCAGAGCCTGTGCTGGAGCTGTTGCCTGTAAAGCTACCGTTGCCTGTGATTCTCAAGGTCGAGCTGATCACGTTAGCGATGGCTCCACCGTTGAGGGCGGCGGTGTTATTGTTAAACGTCCCGTTCCCTGTAATGACCACCGTACCAGGATCGTTGAAAATCGC